CTCTTCACCAACGGCAGGGGATTGGAGACGAGTGGAAACCACCCACGTATACCCCATCCACGACTCGATGTAGCCTTTGGCCGTCAGCGGCTTGAGGGCGTTGTAATCACCCGAGGTCGCTTCCGTCAATTGCAACAGCTTCCGAGCCTGAGCCGGAGAGACAAAAAATACCTTCTCTTCGTCAGGGTCGATGTCGTTTTCCATGAACTTCTCAGTCACTTCCGTGACAATATCGAAGGTAATGGATATGGAACCGTCGCCAACATTCTGGTTGGTATCGAAGGGGATAGTATTACCATCACCATCGCGGGTATCGCCCACACATGCGGTGATAATTTCATCATCGTATGCACGCTTCATCGCCTTGCCTTGGGCGATAGCGATGTTGCTGTTGGGGTCTACCAACATCTGTACGATATCTTCCTGTTCGGTTGAGTCGCCAGTGTGGTAAGTGACAGGAATCGACTTACGCCGAGACCAAGGATAGTCCTGCTCGGGCGTAGGCGCGAGACGTGAAGTCTTTTGCACCGCTTCCTGAGTGCCCAACCGTTCCCAGTTGTGGCCTTCGGACTTTACAGAGCGTTCCATCGTCCAAGGACGGAATCGGGTTACGCCCTGCTGGGCCAGGAATCGTACGGTTGATTCGTACGTCTGGATAAATACCGCTTCTACTGATGCACCCATGACGGATACCTCCAAAAAGTTAATGAAAGGTCGTCAGGTACTCCACATGGGCCTGTTTAAACGAGGTTTTGTATGGGCTGTTACCAGTGCTCCGAACCTCAGATACCCGAACACTACGCCGCCTTCTCGGGATTTGCAAGCCTATGTAGCTTGACCAACTTGTCCTGCAAGTCTTTATAGCGTGGGTCGGTATTACGCATATTGGTCAGGTCTTTCAAAACTACAGGTATCTGTTCACGCGCTTCTGACGGAACCATAATCGGGTCGCTGGTGCCCTTCTCTTTGCTGATAGGCGTCACGTCACCCTTAAACACACTGGCAATATCCAGAAACCACTTCATGGTGTCCAATGGCAATTGCCCATCGTTCAGCAGAGTGCGTAGCGCCTCGGGCGCATCGGACTTGTCCATCCAGCCGCGAATAAGGTCTTCACGTTCGATCAGGGCATCGCCCCAGTCGTCTTTGACCTTCTTGCGCTGCTCAACCATGTCGCTGGCGGACGCGCTATTAGCGTCACGCTCTTGCTCTGCGATCTTGGTGGCGAACTTGCCAAACTGGGACGCAGTCATACCCGCCTCGAACGCGTACTCCCGTATCGAATTGCCGATGGTATCGTCCCACTCGAAGTCGTCCAGTGCGGGTAGCTTGTATTCTTCGTGCTTCTCAGGCTTACCCAACTTGATCAGAAGTTTGTTGATACCTTCCACATCGTCGTGGGCGGGCACGCGGGTAATGCCATCGACCTCCATAACCTTCGCGTAGAAGGCATTTTTGGTGTCGTCGTCTGCGTCGTTGGCGGGTATACGGATGCTGGTGCCAACCAACTGGGCAGCGTGTGCCAGCTTGCCTACAGCGTCTTCAAGGCTGTCGGCTTTACCAATAAACGGGGCATCACGTAGGGATTCAGGTAATTCCTGTAGCCATGCGGCGGGTTCGTCACTCATAGGGTTCTCCTGTGGATAAGCTGTAGATGTGTTTAAACGCGTCACGCAGACCCACGTTATACGCAGTCTTCTCGGGGGTTGCCCCGATCAGCGTGTACGCGTCCCACATAATTTCAATTTCTTCGAGAAGCAGTTGCCCATCGTCTGACCGTAGCAATATCCGTATCAATTCCAGTTTTCTTTTTCGACTATCCGACTGAGGCAAGGGTCGGTCCTCCTGTTGCTATGCTGGGGTCACCCTGAGCAAGTTGCTGTGCTTGCCCAAGATTCTTCGCCGCTTCGGTCTCTGCTTGTGCGGCTTCTGCGGAAGCGGCGCGCTCGTTCTGTAGGCGCTGCTTCTCCATGTCCGCCTCGACATCCTCTACCGGACGCGTGTACGCCGTAGGCAGGTTCAGTTGTCGTGCGGCATCGCGGGCAATCGCGTCGTAGTCGGGCACAAGCAGGACTTTCTCTGCTTCCCCGCCCAGTGAGGCGATCAGTTGTAGCTGCGTCACCCACCGCTCGATAGAAGCGGACTGGTCGAACCGCATGGCGCGGGACAGCGGACCCACGTACTCGATGTCGTAGTCCTCCATTTCGATACCCGCCGGTAGCTCGGGCAGTTCACCGGCACGGTGCAGGAGGTTGAACGTCCGCTGAATCAGGGGGTCGAGCAGTTCTTCTTTCAGGCGGGACAGTATCTCGGAGAGCATTTTCTGCATCATTTCGTAGCGGACCTGTACTTCCGTAGCGGTCATGGCTGGAGACTCTTTGAGTTCCAACTGGTCGATGAAGAAGCACTCCCTGATGTCTATTTGCAGTCGCACGATGGTAGCTTCCACCGCATCGAAGCGAGCCGCAGACTCGAAGGCTTTGATCTGGTCCACGTCACGCACGACGTTCTGCATACCCGGGCCGAGGTCCAGCGTGTTGATCAGGGCACGTTCCTGCACCAGTAGGGCAGGGTCGATCACCTTTTCGCGGGCCGTCAGGTCCAGTTCTACCAGTTGGTTCAAAGTCAGTATATTGCCCATGGCCGCGCGCCCGGGTCCAAAGCCCCACATGGACTCATTCATGGGTTCCCAACGGGGCGTGTAGGCTGGCATTTCGTAGTAACCACCCTCGTCCATGATCAGATTGCCCTCTCTCAGCACGTAGAGCCACCCATAGGGTCGTTTGTCAGGGGGCAGGATGCGTGCCGTACCGGCGTCCTTACGAGGCCACACGATGAACAGAACCGTGACGGTCTGGTCCGTGCCGGTCGCCAGCATCGCCTTGACCTTGTCAGGCACCTTGTCGAGACCGAACTTGTCCACGATCTTGCTGGCGCGCCACTCCATCTTGCGATACAGCGAATAGCACTGGTCGTTGGCGTCTGGCTCGAAGTAGGCTTCTTTGAGGGGAATATGGGTGAACTGTAGACCCTTCCATGGCTCAGTAATGTCCGACTTGGGTTCTTGGGTGAGGACGGCAGTGCCGAAGGAGGTCAGGTTCTTGTAGGCCGAGGTAATGACCATGTTGAAGTTCGAGTCTTGTAGCTCGTCGAAGATACGCTTGCTGACCGCTTCCAGCCAGATAGACGCCTCGTAGTTCTTGTTCAGCTCAAGGTTGCGCCAGAGCATATCGAACCACTTGAACGCAGGGTTGGTCAGGCTACCATGCAGGGACGCGGCCAGCTTCTGGTGCGCCCGCATAGCGGTGGAGTCGTACATGTCGCGCTTGCGCCACTCAATGCCCTCTTCCCCTGAATTGGTGCGGAAGAACTTGCCACGACCCGGGGCGATGAACCGTTCGATCACTTGCCATTCAGACTGTATGACCTGTCGCTGGCTTTCCAACGCACCGAATACTTTAACGAGTCTGCGAACTTCTTCTTCTGAGGTTGCCATTAGTGTCTCCCGATTGCTCGTTTGGCCTGTGTAGCCTTGCCACGCGCCATTGACCGGTCCAGCATCCCGGGATACCACGCCTGTGCAGCGTAACGCATCATATCGGTAGAGTCTGAGGCAAAGTCATGGAGCGGAGTATCCTTGAATATCTGGTTTTTATCATCGTACTCCCGACGGTAACTGGAGAGCATGTCGAGAACGTGTATTGTGTTCTCGTTTTTGTTGACGTGCAAGACCTTCAAAAACGCCCGTAAGTTGTCGATACCATCGGCGCGGTCACCCTTGGGTAGAACGTCGAAGTTTATACCAAGGTCCGTGGCTGTATCAACTATTTGCATGTTGTTGGTATATTCGCGTTTCTTGAGGTCGTGCGGCCCGAAGTGGTAGTGGAAGTTGTACTCTTTCCGCCACTCCTTGACGTGCCGGATGTAATACGGGAGACCCTTGTTCCGATCTTCGTAGGCGTCCATTAAGATGGGATATCCGGTCTCAGGGTGCGCCATGAAGATGCCGATAGCAGTCTTGTCCCGTATGCCAATGTCCCACGCGGTCATGGCGAACTTGCGTGGGTTGTTGGGGTAAGTGGTCAATCGGTTTTTCCTGATATCGGATACTTCCTCCGTGAAGAACGCGCCCTGCAACCCACCCTCCCAACTGACGTAATACTCCTGCTGGATAAGGCTTTCGTCCATACCGTCGGCGCGTTCTTCTTCGACAATCTCTTCGGTGATGATGGGCGTACCATCCTCTCGTACGGTCTGGTTGATGTCGCGCATTTCGCAATACCAGCGTTCGGGCGCTTTCTTGCCTGCATGGAAGAGTCGATGGAAGTGATTATGGCCTCGCGGAGTTGAGATAAATATCGCCCAACCGCCGTTCTCAGCCAGCATAGGCCGAATGTAAGACCACGCGAGCGGGTTGGCGATTGCGTACTCAGAAAATACGACACCAACGGGGTTCGCTCCAACGAGGGAGTCGAAATTATCAGAACCGACGAGCTGGATGATGGAGCCGTTGATAAGCTCGATGTACATTTCGTCGTCGCGCTTTTTGACGCGGATTTCATGCGGGATTGCTTGGTCGAGGACTTTTCGTCCGTGCCGGTCGATGCCATTCCAGATCACCTTTCGAGCTTGAGTTGCGGTTGGGAGCATGTGCCAGTAGACGCCCGGGGTCTGCATAGCTCTTGTCACAAGGAAGTTTATGGCGAAGGAGTCCTTACCGGCGCGGCGATGCCAGCACAGTG